TAGCAATAACTTGCTCTTCAGGGGATAATAAAGCTTGCTGTGTTCGTGTCAAGTTAGTTGTTGGGTTAATTTGTTGCGCTGTTGGCTGTATATTTGGACTAGGTGTTGCAGGTAATGGTGATGTTTGTATTTTTGCCTCTGGTTCATCAACTAAATTTTTAATAGTTCTTGTTGTTTTTCTTAAAACTTTTTTAACGAAACCTTCGTCTCTTATAGGGTCACCATTTTCATCCAATAATATATTACCTTTTTTATCTGTTTCGTAACTAAACTCTTCCGGATTATATTCGTTACCTTTTGTAAAAAATTCTCTATCTTCGTACTCATCAATAATGTCATCTAATTCATCCTCTGGAAAAACAAAATCTTCATTTAATCTGTATTTAAATTTATTGTTTGTAAACTCTTCTATCTCTGTTTCTAAAGTATTTATCTTTGTTTCAAATCTTTTCTTAGAATAATTAACTGGAGTAAATTCACCATCAATTAAATTTTTAACTATTTTTTTACTTGTACCAGATTTAATCATGATCTCTTCAATAGTATCTTCATCTACATCTAATAGTTTTAAATTTTGTATTCTAATAAACATATCTTTCTGTATTCTAAACGCCTCGTCTTGCATTTTTGTAAATGTTCTAATCATGTCAGATGGTGTATTTTCTTGATAATTATTTACATTATAAAAAGTTTCGTTTTCATCTGTTGCTCTTAATTTTCTATTCATGTCTGATGTAAAAAATCTTAAATCTTTTTTAACATCAATTCTAATAATTCTAGTACCAGCAAACAAAGCAAGTAATTCATCTTTTAAATTTAAAGGTTTACCACCAGCTGTAAGATCTTTTGATACAGCTCCTGCAACTTTATCAACGTTTACAAACACACCTGGTTTAACTCCATCCAATACGTAAGCAAAAGATTTTGTCATCTTATCTCCTAAACTATCAGATGCAGAGTAAACTGTACCACCTTGTGCTTTTCTTCCTTTTCTAGTTGTAACATCTAAAACTCTATCGTACCCAATTGGCTCTGTAATAAATGGACTTAACAAAGTCATAACAGGTCCATCAGATGCAAACATTAATTCTAAAACATAATCTTCAGTTTCTTGTGGGTTTAATTTTTGTGATTTTGCTTTTGCAAGTGCAGAAGCAAATGGTGCATACAAACTATCGTATGGTGAAAAGTATGAATAATTTATAGCTGCAGACTCACCATTTTCCCATCCTTTAATAGGTAATAAACTAGAGTTTTTATCCCAAGGTGCAGCAGCAGACATTTTGTAAGCATCCCATTGTGCACTAGTGCTATTAGTTAAAAACTGTGCTGTTTGTACAAGACCCGTTCCTCCAGCGTATAAAGTCATAAAACCACCTAATAATCTTCTAAGTCCCATCTGTCTTACAGCAGCGTTTGAACTAGATGCTTGTTTTAAAGCAAAGTTCATGATGTTTGCTCCTGTTCTTAATATCTCTGCTGGAAAAGATACAAAAGCACCTAGTGGTAATTTTCTTAAATTTTGTATTGCAGGTGGCACTTTAGAGTAAGTTGGGTATGTATTTCTAATAGAGTATGCAGCTACTTCATCCAGTGCATCATCAAAAGTTTTTACAGTGCCTGTTATAGGATTTATGTCATCAAAAGACCTTCCCATTTCTTTAAAATATAATCTAACATCATCTAAGTTTCTTAACCCCTGACTTAATATTGATCTTTCAAATTCAAAACCATAAAATTTCCACAAGTTGTCTCCTCCTGCATATACTCTTGCAACTTTATCAGTAGGAGTCATTTTAATTAATTTGCTAAAAAGTTGATCAGATGTTCTAATTGATTGATTTTTTACCTGATCCATAATTGCTTTTAATTCAGCAGCTACAACGTTTTCATCCCACACTCCTAAACGAACTAGTCTTTCTACATAATTATTAAATGCTACTTCATCTATATTTTTTTGACCTGCTTTAAATATATCATCTAATACTATTTTAATTGCATTTGTAACACTTGCGTTACCACCAATGTGTCCATTCATAAGTGCAAAAAAAGCAGCTGATGTTACGTTTCTTACTTGTGTTTGTGGAGAGTACAAAGTTTTACCAATTTGCACACCAACTTTACCTTGCATAATTTCTCTGTATATTGGTATGTTAATTAAGTCATCTAATAGACCACCTACACCTTGAAACATTTGTACATACTCTGGATCTGCGTACAACTCCATTAAATCAGACTTCATATGTCTACCAAGTCTAGGTAATTTTTCTATCTTTTGAGCGTTTAAAATACCAGCATTGATTGCTTCCTCACGACTGTTGAAAAGCCATTTATTTTTTAAACCTGATCGAGCTATGTAATCTGCAGCTCTTTTGTTTGCCATTGCAGAAACCATTTCTGCTGTGGTTGTTCCCACAACTGCTTTTAAATTTTTTTCAGGGCCTAATAAATTTTTAACAACAGTAGGTAATTCTTCTCCTGTTTTTAACATATTGTAATCTTTAAACCTTAATAGTTTTGCTATTTCTTTTAATTGTGATAGTGGATTTCTACCTTCAGCTCTACCTAATCTTAATATTGATTCTACCATCATTTTTGCAGATTCGTTGTAAGCTCTTTCTTTATTTAATTTTGGAAAGTCTTTTACAGAAATTAATCTTAAATCTTTATTTTTTTTAATAATATTTGTTGATACCCAATCAACAGCACTGTTATAAATTTTTTGATCTGGTGCATAATTAGGATTTGAAAACGTTGAAAAAGATTTAATTAAATAACTATTAATTCTACTAGCTTCTATATTAGCTAATTGTTTTGTAAGTTTATCTGCATTTTTATCTTTAGGTAAAGATTTTTGAAACTCTCTCATTACATTTGCAATTTCTTTTTTTAAATCTGCAGCCAATGGCTGTAATTCTTTTGGTAAATCATTTTTTTTAATTTGATCTCTTAAAAATTGTTCTACTTGGTCAAGATAATGTTTTTGTAAAGCAGGAGAACTTGTTAAACTATTGTGTTGATTTTCAAAACCTTTTGCTAAATTGTACGCTTTTTTCTCTAAACCTTCCATAGTTCTATCTAATTTTCTTGCTCTACCTTTTATATATAACATCACATTTTCGGATACACCTTCAATATCTTTTGGTGCTTTACCAAAAGACCTAAAGTAAGATAATATGTTATCTAGTTTTTTAATTACTCTAAGTTCTCTATTAGGATTTGTTACAGAATACAGTCTCCAATCTTCAAACTTTGGTAATTGTTTTACAATTTTACCAGAAAAAGCAGACACAATTGTAGGAGCTATTGCCTTTGTTAACACAAAATCTGTAGCATTTCTTACTCCTTTAGCAGTTCCTGTTACAATTGGTTTAACAGCCTCTCTTGATCCAAGGTACGTAATGGGTCTAAATACAGCATTGTTTATACCTTTAGCACCTAGTGATGCGGACGTTCTTACAAAAGGTGCAAGACCATATTTATAACCTTGTTGTAATGCTTTTCCTATAATTGGAAAACCAGCTCCTATTAATGTTCCTTCTGCACCATATTTAACTTTGTTTCTAAATTCTGCTGCAGCCCTTTTTCTTCCTTTTAAACCCTCTGTTGATTCAGGTTCAAAAAATAAAGATTGTCTTCCAGGTTCGGACACTAAAAAATCTGTTGCACCAACAACTGTCATGCCCTCTATGGCTCTTGATGCAATCTTACTAACTTTTCTTTGTCTTGCAGTCTTACCCATTTTTTCAACAACATTTTTAACTTGTCGAAAAGTTTTAGTTCTGTTTAAAGACTTTTGAATAATACCACCAGGTATTCCAAACTGAACCATTAATGCAACAAGATCACCTCTCCAAGTTTCTGGTCTGTCTGGTTGTTTTTTAGGATCTTTCATCATTTCATCAAATGATTCTAAAAAACTAGTGTTAAAAGTGTAATCTAATCCTGTAAATAAAGCGCTCTTAAGAGCTACGTAAGTATCAAAACCTCCAGCATCTATACCTTTTCTAATTTCATCAAAACCAGATATGTAATCTTTTTCTCCCTCCATTCTTTCTAGTTTTTTAACTATATCTTCGCCTGCCACTAATGAACCAGTTGTTCTCATTTGTGGACTTAAAGATAAAGCAAGTCTTGCTAAACTGGTATCTTTTGTTGCATCGCCTTTAAAAGCTTCTATTATGGGTCTAATATATTTTACAGGTTTTTTAGGTTCTCCAATACTTTCTAATGCAGATAAAAATGTTTGCTGAAACTCATCAAGGTTTCTTACATTTCCAGGCTCGGTCGCAGGTTTCTTATAAGGTCTCTTTCGTTGCCTTTCTATAGCAGTTTCATCTCTAGCCATGTTATTACTCCTGTGGTAAAACTAGATTGACACTATACTTTTGATTAAATAAATCTACGTCTTGTTGTGTTGCTATTGTTGCAAAGTCTTCTAATGCTTCTGGACTCAATGCAATAAGTTTTACAACATCATCACCTATCTCTTTTGGTAATCTAGCTCTTAAAGTTGCAAAATCTATTTTAGGTTCTTCTGTTGTTCCTTGATCCGCGGGCATTGATTCACCACCCATTTGTAATCCAATACGACCACCATCAGCTTTTGCCTCTTCTACTGTAGGTACGTTTTCAAAAAATTCTGCATATCTTCTGTATGCTTCTTTCAACAGATTAGGATCATTATCACCATCTGGATATTTATCTATCATTACGTCTGGGTTATTAGGATCAGGTACTTGTTCAGCTTTTAATGACTTAATAATACCTTTTAAAACATCCGCAGCAAAATCAGTTTGTTGCATTAATGATTTACCAACAGGATTTTCTTTAGATAAATAATTTATTCTTGCTTCAGCTTTACCTAATTCATTTTCAAGACCTGTCTCACCTGCTGCAATTCTTTCGTTAAGATCAGTTATTTTCTGCATTGTTCTTTCAATATCGTTTGCTATTTCAAGTTTAGCATATGTCTTACCACTAGTTCCACCAGCAGCCTCACCTTTAGCTTCTATTAAAGTTTTAAATAAATCTGCATCTGTTGCAAACTTTGTAGCTCTTTCAGTGTCTATATCTTTAAAAAGTTGTTCTGTTGGCCCTTTAGCTGCAGATGCAACTGTAGAGAAGAAACCACCTTCTGGTGGTCTTGATAATAAATCTAAACCAAATGTAGTTAAAAATCTTGAAAGACCTTCACCTTGTGGTCTTTGAAATTGTGGAAACATCTCTTTTGCTTTTTCAAACTCTTCTTGAGTTGGTAACACACGACCTGCATCAAAATAATTTTTTCTTGGTGTATCTAGTCCTGTCGTAATGCCAGTTCCTGCAGAACCACCTATTCTAAACATTGGTCTTTTTAAAATTCTATTCATTATTATCCACCAAACAATGGTCTTGGGTTTACCGCTCCATAAATACCAGCAAGTGTTGTTCCAACACCAAGAGCTGTTTGTAATGGTGTAGGGTTAGGTCTTATAGTTTGTTGGAACTGTGCAGGGTATCCACCCATTAATCCAGTTACTTGTCCAGCAAATCTATCTAACTGTTCTTGTGGTTGGAATGCTGCTTGTCTTGTTGCTTCTCTTTGTGCATCGAGTTGAGCCTGTGCTTGTGCCTGGTTTGCTGCGCCCAGTCGACCTAAAGTAGAAATATCTCCTTGTTGTAATCCAGGCACGAGAGATGCTAAACCTGCTTGTTGTTGTCCTAATCCGGATTGTGCTTGTGCTATGTTAAATCTGTTTTGGATATCTTGCTGTCTTGCAGCTTGTGCTTGTCCAAAACCTTGTTGCAAGAGACCTGCTTGTAATAAAGCTCTTTCTCTCGCTGCCCCTGTGCCAAACTCGGCGAGTTGCACTCCCGCTCGGCCACTGCCGAGCACTCCCAAACTTGCTTGTTGATCTCGTATTTGTTGCTCTCTAATAGCTTGGTTACGATCAAATTCTGAAAGGGTTGCATCAATCACTTGTGATTGATATGGGGACATAAAATCTTGAATCTGTTGTGTTGTTGCTGCCCCTGTTGGTACACCACCTATTGTAGTTCCTGCTGCACCAACTTGTTGTTGTGCTGCAGTTACAAAGGGTTGAAAAGATCCGATACCTTGTTGTGCTAAAGTTTGTGCTTGTGTTGTTAACGCGTCTTGTGCTGCGATTTGTGGTGCAAGTCCAGCTAAACTTTCTTGTCTTGTTGTAAATGCTTTAGCCGCATCTTGTCTTGCCTTAAAACCTGCTGCAGTTTCACCAGGCTGTTGTGTAATACCTGCAATACCAGTTGATACAACTGGAACAGCTGTTTGAGCTGTAATTTGTTTTGCTAGGTCTAGACCTAAATCTTCAATAAATTTTGCGGGTAATGTTCTTTGTTCAGCTACGCTCATTATAATACTTCCTCTAATCTTTGTGATGTTTGAAACATTCGTCTTGCGCCTTCTAAGCCTTGCGATTCTTCAGATACGTCACCTCCGGCTTCGAGGTTCTTCATCATGTTATACATGACTTCTGCTCCCTTGTCTATATCTCCTTCACCTGCATTTCTAACCGCATCAGCCGTAAATACAAACTCATTCTTGGATAATCTAGCTGGTACATCATCTGCTTTTTCCATACGTCCAATAGGCACAAAACCACCATCTTCTCTGTAGTCTTTTTCCATACCACCCATATCTAGTAAAGGCATTACCTTTTTAGCTACTGGTTCTGCTTTACCACCCTTTTGAAATTTTTGTTTATACACTTGTTCAAAAATGTCAAACTTGTCTTTGTATGCTTTGTTTTCTTTTGCCATGCTAGGATCCACACTATACATAGTTTTAAATCCTTTGTATAAAGAACTTTTAGCTATCTTTTTCATTTGTTCTTTACTTAGGACAGCTCCTGCATCATCATAACCTATTCTACCACCGTCAGCAGCGTAGAAATCAAACTCACTACCTGCAAACCTAGATCTTAAAGTATTAAAAGGTCTTGCTTTAATTCCTTCTATATCTAATGATGGACCTCTATCTTCATCTGTAAATTCATCTGGGTCTTCTTGTTCTTTTTTAGTAGCTAGTCCTGCTAGTGCTGATGATCCTAATATTGTTAAGAGAGGGTTTTCTTTTACAAAATCTAATACTTTACTATCTTTGACATTTGTCAATATATCTTTACCAGTTTGTAAAATACCTGTGGGTTTAGACACTGCTCTTGGAATTATTTCACCTTGAAGTCTATCAGGAATTATACCTTTTTGTATTTGAGATGATATTAAGTTAGGTTTTTGAGTAGCTATAGCTACATCGTCAGGATCAAAGAAACGAGGTGTTATTTGACCCATAGCTCTATCAGGTATGGCTCCTGCGCTTATGTCACTTGCAACTCTTGCTCTACCAGCTGCACTAGAAGGGTCAATTCCTGCCGCTGCTGGAGTTGTAAGTTTTGAAATACCACCTGACAATGCTGCTGATAACCCAATCTCTTTTAAATCTAAATCTTCACCTGTTGCAAGCTGTGTAATTCCTGTTGTTGCACCAGATATTAAAGCTGCTTTTTGAGCTGCAGATAAACCTGCTAAAAATTGTGATTGAGCCACGGCTGGTCCAAGGGCATAAGGTGCTGCGACTGCTAAAGCTATTCTACCAGCTGGACTTTTTGCAACTTTTTTAACTGTTGAAACTGTTTTCTTTGCAACTTTTTTAATTGGACGTGTAATTTTTCTTACAAAACTACCTAAACCATAAGCTTGTCTTTCTTCATCAGTATCTTCTAAAAAACCACCATCAGCAAAAAATCTATATGCTATTCTATTTAAATCCATAGGTCTTTGCATAGGCATTACTGGTGCGACTGCTCCTGGAGCAATTTGTGTTTGTGCAAATGTAGGAGCTATATATTCTCCTTCTTCTCCTGGTTCAACAGTATCATCATCGTCATCTGTAAAAAAATCTAATTTTGCTTGTTCGTAAACATTTGGGTCTTTAATACCTTTTTTAGGACCAAAAAGATTAGTTGGATTAAAAGTTGGTATACCTGTTTTTAACGTAATAAGACCTTTTATTAAATTTGTAGGAGTAAAAAACTTTGTTAAACCCTCACCTTTATCAGCTTTACCTGATCGAGTTTTACCCTTATCACCCATACGTGATTCTCTATTTAAATCACCTAATGAATCTGCTCCAGTTTCTGGTCCATCTCCTTTATCACCTGCGTTCCCTTGATCTCCTCCACCTGCAGCTTGATCTCCACCGCCATAAGCATCATCACCACGGTATCCTTGTCTAGCACCACCAAACCCTGGTTGTACTAACATACCTCCGTTTTGTAACATCTGTTTTGCTTGTTGTGCTCTTGTTATGGCCATTTGTCTATTCTATTTTGTTTTACCTAATAAATCAAGGCTAGGCATTTTTATAGTTACGTCTCTTTGTACGTCTTCTACTGGTATATTAGCAGCTTTTAAAGCTTCCTCGTTTTCATAAATTTGACCAGTTTTTTTATTTTTTATAGTTGTTTTAATGTCCTCTGGTTTTATTACCATTACTTTACTCATTATGTTGTTACCTCTCTTGGCTGTATTTCTAATATTGAGGCTATGACGTGCAGCCTACTTGCGTCAGCGGCCTGTACTTTTAATGCTTCACCTTCTTCCATTACAAGAGGTTGAGACAAAAGTTCTGTTGTTGCTTTAGATGCTATGGCTTTATCTTTAAATAAATTAAATATAGCACTACTAGCATTTACTAAAGTTATAGTTATTGTGCTTCCTGATCCAGCGTCTTCGGATACTAACAATGATTTAATAACAGCTGTCTTAAAACTAGGCACTGTATATAGTGTAGTTAAATCTGTTGTAGTTAAATCTACTTTTTTATTTATAAAACTATTAGCCATTATTGTAAAAAGAAGTTAAATGCTTCTACCTCTTGTTTTAATTCTTCTTGAAATGTTGTATTTAATTTTTCTACAATTGCATCAAGATCTCTTACTTGTGCCTCTGCCGTTCCTAAATCATATTCTTTACTTGGTCTTGTTAATACTTGTACTATCTTTGCCATTATCTACGTCCGTCTGGTTGTATATCTAATCTAAAAGTCCCTAACTTCCAGTTTTGAGAAGAAGAGGTATTTTCTATTTTTAATGCAATAGCTCTAGCTCTTGCTCGTGTATCTACTTTTTGTGTAGCTGTTGAAACTGTAAATGGTCCTAATGATGAACTAGATTGGGCATCATTTGGAAAGTTTCTTAATTGTAATGTAACTTGTGCATTCCCTGTTTGAGATATAAAATCTGGTATAAATCTTCTTATCTTCATTATAAACTCACCATCTCCTCTAATGTCAGGTGTGCCTGTTGTTGCACCTCGTGCGATTCTTTGAGTAATATCAAAATCTCCAGAAGCTATGTTAGCTGTGATAGCTGTTATAGTTCCATTTTTATTTTGATCTGTCCCTGTTTCGTGTTCATAGTATATTGTTGTGCCTTCTGTGTTTCCTACTACATCAAAAGATGTATCAGTTCCAGCATCGTATTCCGCTGCGTGTGGTAAACCAAATACTGCAGAATCTCTCCACATTGTTCTAGCTAGTGTTCCGTTTGTCCAAACTGGCCTTTGTGGTGAAGAATCAAAATAGTTATATGCAACCATTCTGTTTACAACAGAAGATGAGGAAGTTGGATAGAACCACATGACTTCACCAAAAAGATTATTTAATCCAGCAGATACCATTTGGTTACCAGATGTTAAATTAATATCGTCGTATACAAAATCTTCTACTAAGCATGGTAGTGATTCTAGTTTACCAGCATATCTAAAAAAACCATTCTCTGACATCCAGTATGCTGAACCATCTACTTCAACACATGCATTTTTTCCAACGAGTCCGCAGTTAGTTCCAACCTGTGCAAACGCAAAGGTAAAAGGTTGACCAACAAAACGTTGTGTAAATAATGCTGTATCAGTCCAAACATAGATTGCATCTCTACCTCTAATAGCTCCTATAATCTTTGATCCGTCGGCCAGTCTTTGTGTGCCTGCTGTATTGGTTGCTGTGGGTGTATATGTATTTATATCCTCTTGATCAGAGAATCTAATAAACATACTATCTTGTGTTTGTGTATCTCCAATAGTTGTTTCTGTTCCAAAAAATACTAAGTGACGATCTGGTGTAGATACTACCATGTGTCTTGATGCTGTTGGTGCTCCAGATATAATTGTAGCTCTAGTAGTTGTTGCATTTGATAATGAAGAGTCCCATTCAAAACAAGCATTGTTTGCAATTAAACAAATAGCTTTGTCACCAAAATTATCTATGGACCACATACCAGGTTCGATAACTAAGTCTCCTGATGCAGCTTCACCCCATGCTACAAAGTCTGACGTGTCGGTAACTGTGGCTCCATCACTGTGAGATGCAGCTGTTGTATTTCTAACACCTCTAGTTACACCTGTTAAAGTGTTTGATGTAATACCTGTGTAAGACATTTCTTCAGTCCCTATTTTAATAAAGTTAGTTCCTGTGTTAGGAAACTGAGAAGCGTCCGTTAATACAATAGTTGTTGTTGAATCATTAATAGCACCATTTAAAGTAGTAGTTGTTGCACCTGGCTCTTCTCCACCCCATGTTCCTAATGACCAACCAAAACCTCTTGCTTGAACGGCAGGTCCAACAGGATAATAATGTTGAACTCTAATACCACCTGATGTTGTAGCACCAGATCCAGATTCATTTGATGGCATTGTTATTGTTAAAGTTGTAGTAGATGGTACAGATGTTACCATAAATTTTTTGTCATCAAAATCAGATGCACTAAAATTAGAACCAGTTATAGCAGTGAAACTATCTAATAAAATTATTTCACCCGCAGAAATATTGTGTGCTGAGGGAAAAGTAATTGTAACAATAGGCGAACCATTGACTGTGCTAAAAGCACTTGTTAAAGTTGTTGTAGTTTTTATAGGGTGTATGTCATGAAAAAGACCACCTGAGAATGCGTATAAAATTCTGTTTGTACCTATGATTGCATACTTTCTACCTACACTATTGATGTAGTGGTGTAGACCTCTAGTAGCTCCCGTTAAAGCATCTGTTCCTAATTGTTTCCATCCACCTATCTTTTCTGGCGTGCCATATCTAAATCTAACATTATCGCAGTCTATCCACTGGCCTTCGGCTGTGGTTGCAGATATTTGTTTATTGATTCCAGGTTGGAAACCTATTTTTTGTAGCATATAACCTCATATTCCTATTGGTCGAATGCTTAACATATACTAGTATATCCCTCACATCAAGCGAGACTTTAGCCCAAATTTAATTCATTCAAGCACTCAGGCTCACCAATTACACCAGAAATAAAAGTATTAAAAGCCAAACTTATTCTAGTATTAGTTCCTTTTTTTGCTTCTACTTGATGAAGTGTGCTTGAGGGAAACATAACTAAATCACCCGTGCCAACATGAAACCACCACATGTGAGAGTTCCAAAGATTATAGTTTTCTACTTCAGGACTAATTTGTTGGTATTCTGATTTTGTAAATTTAATTTTGTCATTGTTAATATCACAATCAAAATATAAAACACCTGAAACAAATGAATTTGGATGTGAGTGCATGTGATGAAATTCATCTTTTTCTGTGTAATTAAGCCAAGATTGAGTTATCCTAATATCTATTTTATTTTTAGGACAGATAACAGTATCTATATAATTTTTGCAATGTCCTTCTAAAAAACTTTTTATGTTTATAAATTCTTTTCTATTTAATATATAATTGTCTTTTGTATTAATATTACCATTATTTGTAATACAATGATTTTTTTGTTCTTTTGCAAATAATAATTCTTGATCTGTAAAATTCCTGTCCATTTTTATTTTATATACTGGTATAGGAAAAAGACTGTGTATTGTAGGTTGTTCCATTTAAAAAACCCAAGATACTAGAGAGTATCTTGTTCCTTTTGTTACTGGTTTAACTAGATGTGGATATAAAAATATTGATGGAAAAAGTAAAACATCTCCAGCTTTAAATTTTATTTCATGATCATCAAACATTATAAACTCACCGCCTTGATAATCATCATTTAAAACTCCAACAATACTTAAAACTGGTATCCCTTTAATTTGTCCATCAAATATGCTGTGAATATGATCATTATGTTTAGCCATGGATTGACCTTCGCTATATCTATTAAACCTAATATGACTAAAACCTTTCCAGCCCGAAAAACTTTCTCCACCAATTTTATCAACTACAACATATCTTTCTATTGCTTTCCAAATAAATTGGTGAATTTGTTTACTATAAGTAAAATTATTATTTTGAATAACATCAAGTTCTTTATTTCCATGCATACTTTTTGAATCATATGAAAATGAATTAGTCCATTTATGTTTTAACCAACCCTCTTGTTCATTAAACTCCATTATAGTTTTTTCTAAGATATCTTTAGGAATCCAATTATCTAATTGTAGTATGTAATCTTTTAAATTCATTTAAAAATAATTAAAGTTTATATTGAATCTTGCTTTTTTATCTGTGCAGTTTGTACTGTTATGTTCAATTGATGGATTAAAAAATAAAGCTCTGTTAGCTTTAGATTCTATTTTTTTATCTCCTATAACTGTATAACCATCACAATCATTTAAACTTAATATTAAACCTTTGTGTTCATACTTATAATCAGTATGTGGTTTATGATAAACAATTTTATCCGATCTTGGATAACAATTACCCTTAACTCTTATTAGTGCTTTTGAAGCAATTTTTTTTAACACAGGTTCTAACACATAAAAATGATCGCTATTTATTGTATTTTTGTCATAAAACATATGGGTAAAGTATAATGATCTTGGTTCATTTTCTTCATCTTCAGCAGAAACATTTTGCTGATAAAACCAAGAAAAATGCCAATTTATTACTTTGTCTTTTATATTATTAAAATCTGTAACGTTTAAAAAATTATCAATTACTTCCATGGTTCTCCTAAAGTCCATACAACAAGGCTATATCTAGTGCCACTAGTTATGGGTTTTACTCTATGCCAAACAAAAGAGGGAAATATTACTATAGACCCTTGTGTTTTTATTTCATCACACACTCTGATATTATTTTCTGGTCTATTTTTAAAATCAAACTCTAGTTCTCCACCCTCGTATTCATTTGTATCATTAAGTAAAATTGTTAAAGATAATTTTCTTTGTTTGTTTACAATTGTTTTATCTTTATGTTCTTTTATCCTATCTGTAACACTATCTGTGTGCCAGCCAAAAAAATGATCTTTATTATAAATTGTAAACTGTGTTTTTTCAAATGTATGCCATTCAAAATTCCATTCAGCGTTATGATTAGCGTAATTAATATATGGTCTTAAATCATCATAAATAAATTTTTGATCTAACCAAGAAACATCACAATCCCTGTTTTTACCAAGTATGTTTTTTTGATTAGCATCGTACACTTTAGCTTTTTCTTTTGTAATGCTTAAACCTAAATTTATAACTCTATTACACCAATCTTTCGATAGAGCGTCTTTAAAATAATAGTAATAATTGCTTAGTTTCATATATCTTTATAATTAAAGATATATCATATTGGTTTTATAAGTCAAAGATATATTAGGCTAGTACCCAAGCAGATCCATTCCAATTGTAAAGAGTAAGGTCTCCTGCAAATGTTGCTTTTTGCCCCTGCCAACCTAGTACTTTTGTAACATCGTTTTGATGAACACGCTCGTTCCAAGTTAAATCCCAAAGAACTTGATTTCCCTCATGTTCATATGTTGTTATACTTGGTTTTGCAATCGGTGATTCCCACTGATAAGTAGTTTCATTTAAAAGCCAACTATCGTATCTTTTAATTGGAAGAAAAGCATCTAGTGCTTGATCGTATCTTCCACCAACAATTGCAAAATTTTTTCTAAAAGGTGTGCCACCTAATAAATGTTCGTTTTCAGAAGTATTGTATGAAGTCTGTTTCCAAATACTACCATCATTAGGATAAAGTGTTTTAATAAATTCAAGACCAGCTTCTTCTGTAGGAGCGTCATTATTATTAATAATAATTACGCTTTCAACTATGTTTCCTTTTCCTAATTTTGCAAAATGTGCCATAATCTATCTCCTATGCTACGTACGTACCGCTAGCTGTAAATTGTATTACTGTATCACTACCGTCTACTGAAACCGTAGGTGATCCTGTTGTTGTGCCTGAAAAGTTTGCTGTTGGTATTCTTAAAATTATAATACCGCTTCCTCCAGCTCCTGCATTGTTTGCGCTAGCACCGCCACCGCCGCCAGTATTTGCTGTGCCTGCAGGTTCACCGTTTCCTGTAGCGCCGTTACCGCCGCCTCCGGCGCCTCCGGATCCTCCACCTGCCGGTCCGCTTTGGCCACCGCCTCCGCCACCACCAGCTAATGTTACTGAAGCACCTGTAATAGCTGTAGCTTGACCGTCTCCTCCAGGGTTAGCAGAACCGTTTTGAACTCCGTTTCCTCCAACCTGAGTAGCTCCACCACCAGATCCTCCTGATCGGTTACTTCCACCGCTTGAACCGTTTCCACCGTCATTTCCTTGACCAGCAGTTCCAGCTCCACCAGGGATGACAGGTCCTCCGCCACCTTCTTGGGCAGATACTCCTCCACCGCCAGATCCACCAGCCGATGAAGGTGTGTTACTATTATTAAAATTACCTCTACCACCACCAATTGATGTGATTGTAGTGACTCCTGGTCCAGCTATTGAACTGTCTGAACCGTTACCATTTTTGCTACCCCCAGCCCCTACTGTAATCGTGTAAGTTGCACCAGGTGTTAAAGTTATTGCAGGTTCCCCTGAAGCAGAACCACCAGTGGGTTCACTAGCGAAAGCCGCTCTGTACCCGCCTGCGCCTCCGCCTCCGCCACCAAACGGAACTAAAGGTGTTCTACCGCCTCCGCCACCAGCTACAACAACCCAGTTAGATGTGTAAGGTGCAGAAAGGTTAAAACCACCAGAGTTTGCGTCTGCTGTTGAGTTACCAGATCCAGTTAAGACATATCCTTTTGTGCTGTCTGTAAAAGTGACTTCAACTGCTTGCCTATTTTGAGTGGCAAAGTGATTAAGATCATCTAATCCTTCAAACTTATTTCCATTAGGATCTAATACTAAGTTATTAGAATTCCATGACTGTGCATAATCTTTAAATCTAAAAGTGTCTCCTATACTAGGAGATGCTGGTAATGTTGCTGTTATTGCACCACCACTTGTATTTACGAAATAACCTTCTCCTGCTGCTGCGTTAAAGTTAGCTGTTTTTACTGCTTGCCAAGAGGTTCCGCCTGATACTGCCCCAAAAGACAATACTCCTGATCCATCTGTTTTTAAAAATTCATCAGCGTTACCATCTGTTGCAGGTAAAGTTAAAGTTACATCACTCGCAAGTGTAGGTGCTTTTAACGCAATGAAATTTGTACCATCATCGGTATCTTCTGTAATTTTTATAGTACCAGCTTGAGTTGAATTACCTGAAACTTGTACAACTCCTGATCCATTTGGTGCTAATGTAATGTCTCCGTTTGCACCGTCTGTAATTGTAATCGAGCTAGAGTTTGTTCCTGAGTTTGTATCTAAAACTAAGTCATGTGCACCACTAGAAGTTACAGTAGCTGCTGCAGCTCCCGTACCAACTTTAGTTTCACCAGTTCCTTTTGGAATTAAAGCAAGATCAATATTAGAGTCATCTCCAGTTGCAGATATGCTAGGTGCGTTACCTGTCGCTGCGTTCGTAACATCTATTTGGTTTACTGCAGACGATGTTGTTTGAAAAATAATTTGTTCATTTCCATTCTCATCAGCAATAAAGTGTGCATCATCAAATAAAATATTATGAGAATTAGTATCTAGATTTCCACCTAATTGTGGTGTTGTATCATCAACAACATCTGAACCTGTTGAGATTTCTAAAATTTTAGGATTTGTAGTATCTGGATTACCAGAAGCAAAAACTATTTTTGTTCCTTTATCTGTAGCTGAAAAAGTAAAACTATCTCCAGATCCTGTAGCATATTTAAACTGTACAGTGAATGATCCTGAAGTTGAATTTTTTAAGAAGTAAAGGTTTTGAACGTCATTTGGAATTGTAACGATTTGATTACCTGTAATTGTACCTGTAAACTCAATCATTCTGTGTGCAAGTTCTGCACCTGTGTTACCATCTGTAACCGCTAAAGCAGTTGTCTGTGCACTACCTGCAATAGATTTTTGTATAAATCCACCAGATATTTGTTCTAAAATTTGTAAATTGGTATTTGTTTTTGTTCCCCAAGTTCCAGCATTTTCACCGGTTTGTTGAATTTCTACCCCTAAAGGTGTGTATGTTGATGCCATATTTTATCTCCTATGCAGCGTCACTATAACTTGTATTTGAGCCAGTTGCAACATCTGTATACGATGAATTTGAACCGGTGTCAACGGCTGAATATGCTTGAATTCCAAATCCTGAAGCAGTACCAAATGCAGCTACAGAGGATGTCGCAGATAATCCTGTTACTCCCATTATATCTTCAGGTGCTAAAGATCCAACAGAAGATGTTGCAGATCGACCAGTTAATCCCATTACATCAGCGGGTGCTAAAGCTCCAACTGAAGATGTTGTAGAGAAACCTGTTAAATTAATAATAGGATTTGTAGTTATTTCTTCATTACCTAAAGATATAGAAGCACTTAAACCAGTCACACCCATAACATCTGCAGGTGCTATTGATCCAACAGAGGAAGTAGCTGATTGTCCTGTTACACCCATAATATCAGCAGGGCTTAAATCTCCAACTGTAGATGTAGATGACTGTCCTGTTGGAATAACAGTTACGTCTCCAATAGCTGTAACACTTCCAAGAGAAGCTGTAGAACCTATTCCAGTTAAACCCATTACATCCGCAGGAGATAATGCACCTACAGAAGATGTAGATGATTGGCCTGGTAAAATTATTGCAAAATCATTTGCTTGACCATATAATTCTTCACCCCAACCATCACGACCCCAACCTACTTCGTTGTATGCTTCTATGTCTGTACCAAGAGAAACTGCTACTGATAAACCTGTTAGTGAAACAGTAAGTGCACTTTCACCCCAGTTTTCAAATCCCCAAGTGTCTCTACCCCAACCTTGAGCATTAAAAGATTCTACAGAACCTATTGATGGTGTTAGTGATTGTCCAGAAAGAGTTACTATGGTGTTAGGTGTAGCTGTTGCATCGCCTAATGATGAAGTTGATGATTGACCAGTTAAAGAAACTTCTAATAGTTCTGTTGCTGCTACTGTTCCAAGAGATGTTGTTGCAGAAAGTCCACCAAGTTCTTGAGAAAATGCAACGCCCCATCCAGAGTTATTCCAAGCTTGTCTACCCCATCCAGCTTGGTTAAAACCGTCTGCTTGACCTGGCGAAGATGTTACGGAAAAGCCAGTTACACTTATTGAAACAGTGTCTGACTGCCATGTATTAGCACCCCAAGTGTTATTACCCCAGGTAGAAGCCATAAGGTTGGCTCCTTTACGCTATTCTGATGATTGCGTTTGATGCGTCTGCTGCTGGAAATTGAATTGTAAAAGTTCCGCTTGTTACAGTTTTGTCTGCACCGAAATCGATTGCACAAACTGCTGGGTCACCTGATGCTGAATCATTAAAAATTAAACATCCTCTTGCTGTAAAAGAAGCAGATGTAAAACTTGTATCAGCAAAATCACAAACTGCTGTGTCTGTTGATAAAGCTGGAGTTACACTCGTAAGCGCGTTTCCTTTTGCAGTATAACCAGATCCAGAAACTTCTTCTGAAGTTGTATATGCAGTTGTAGATTTATTTAACGTTGCAGAACTTGTGTACAAAGCTAAATTGAAAGTGTTTCCAGATGATGCAGTAAAATTATGCACTCCTGTTAATATTTCAGTTTTAAAACTATTACAAATTGCCGATGTTATTGCCATAATTAATCTCCTACGGGTTTACTGAGTTTACCGGTATTCGAACAGTGCCATCTGTGTAGTCATCTCTTCGTCTTCTACCGACTTGCTCGTTAGCAAACTTTTGTATCTCTTGTTTATATTTATTTTCATATAATGTCAACATATCTATTGGGCCTTTTAAAAAGCCGTATGCCTCCGATAAACAGCAATATAATAGCCCATTTGGAAAATTAAGACTAATGTAATTAGTATCATTATTTTCTAATAATGCAGGGGCCACATTATAATGAACTCTAAATTTATAAGTTGTATCTGGAACAGGAGCAAACATCATTCTGCCAGATGTGGTATCAGATTCTCCTGTAGCACCACCAAACATAGCGTAGTATTTTGGTTGTCCTCTTTTAGCAGATTCTGTCGATGAAACATACTCTTGAAGATATGTAACATCTTTTTTTTCTAACCAAACATTAGCTCCAGTTGTAGCTGATGTTGAATCATATACCTGTATGGCTCTTACAAAAACTGCTCCTGCTGGGGCATTAATTGTTTCTTGACCTGCAACTAAATTACCTATTTGTTGTTTTCTATCTGCATCTATTGGCACATCTCTAAAGATTCTGTATTGTGCGTTTAAGATTATATTCTCTAATACAGCGTCTGTTAAAACATTTGAGTCTGTTTCTGTATAGCTTCTAATTTGTGTTTTTAATCCTGATGCACTTAATCCTGCCATTACTCTTCTCCGATTCTATCAGTATCAACTTTATATTTTAATCTTATCTTTTTTTGTTTTGCAGTTTCTTCATTTTCATAAACAGGCACATCCGCTACAGAATTACATTTACATCGTTTAATGCCAAATAATTTACAAATAAAATTTTTTAATTTTTCTATCATGGTGTTATTGTAACTGGTCCTGCAGACACAGTTGGTCCTCCTGACTCTTCTGTTATACTAGGAGTTGCCCCTAGTGTAAATGTATATTTATCTGTTGTGGTTACAGTTATACCAAATCCCGATGCATTTTCATAGGTAGAAAAAGGAACTCCTCCTGGACTACCTTGAACATTTCTAAATCTTACAGTGTTACCAGTTGTTCTTCCGTGATTAGGTTCAGTGACAGTAATTGTCTGTGAAGATGCTGTTATAGAAAAAGGATTATTTCCTAACATAGCTGCAACAGCAGGTTCTGTTCTTCCCGGTCTTACATGTCTTAAAGATATGGAATCACCATTCATAGGCTTTGGTTCTAATTGTGGTTGCTTTGGTTCAAATTCAGAGACATGCACAAACGCACCATTCCATTCTCTAACCATTTCTTTGTATGGAAACTCCATACCAGATCTATCTGATATTGCTTTTGCGTATTTACCTGTTGCGTATTTTGCCATTATTTTTTACCTTTTTTCTTTTTACCACCAGATCCTAAAGGTTTATCTACTCTACCACCTTTAGATAAAAACTTATTTCTTAATCTTTCCATTTCCTCTTCAAATTCTTGAAGCTGACTTGGAGTTAGTTTATTATAAGGTTTACCAAACATTTCCATTGCATGATCATCTGCATATTCTGGTTTATAAAATGATTTATCTACCGACGCTACTTTTTTATTTTTTTTTTTTGCCATTAATCTAGATAGCCTTTTAAGTAACTTAAATCTTTAGGTATTTTTTTTGCTTTTAAACCTATAAATCCTTTTTTCTTCATATCTTTTTTTGCCTTAGCAATACCTTTTCTAACAGCAGGATCTGTTTCCATACTTCCTTTGGTTTTTAAACTATTTAAAAAAGCTTTTCCTAAACCTTTAACTGCTTTTATTTTTCCCATTATGACCCCGGATAATATGCTTTAGGAGTAATGTGTGTGCTAGATGCAGAACCATCTTCTGCTAATGCTCTTGCAAACTCATCCTCGTAAACTAATTTTGTTTGTTGAATTAATGCTGGTTGATATTTCATAGATAGATAATACGCTAATCCTGATACCATGCAAGGCACAAATCTAAATGGAACATCAGTAGCATTTGTGTAATCGCCTGCATCTTGTATTCTTTTTATGAAAAAGAAATGCATATCTTTAGACGCGTTTGTTGAATCTGGTGTTGGATAAACGTGTATAGTAACTTTATCTATAAATCTTTCTACCCAATATTGATTAGGTGTTCCTTTTGATAACTTGTTAGAAAATCCAGCGTAAGTAGATCTATCTACTTTAGTCATCGGTGAATCTGATTGTGTTGTTTGAGTTCTATTGGATCTTAACTGTGCTTCAAGAACATCGGATATACCAAATACACTAGCTGGGTCTACTGTAGTTGCAGAAGTTCCATCGCCACTAGATCTAAAAAAATCATAATCTGCTTGACCCTCTATAAGATCTAAGTTTGTTGAACCTATTTCCCAATAGTGAATACCTCTATTACCCCATTCTTGGAACAATATATTTAATGTTCTTCTAGCGTTTTTTAGTTGATAACCAGCAACATTTTGCTGACCGATACGTTCAAACGCTTCTTCTATTATTTCTTCAATAGCAAAAGTTTTGTCGAACGTTGTTGTTCCTGAAGTAGTATTAGCCATTTAAACTCCTAGCCAGTGTAGCCAATAGTAACAGATGTAGTATTTGTTATCGTAGCATGTAAAGTTGTTTCGAATCTAATACCATTTCCAGGCATATAAATATCTAAACCTTCCGTGCCAAAATCAGCTT